GAAGAACAAATTGCTAGGCTTGATAAACTATTGTACGAATACCATAATTTTTCTGACTTTAACCCTAATAGCGTGGACCATCTTTCTGCTTTCTTATATGGTGGCACTATTAAATACAAGCGTCAGCATCCTGTTGGACATTACAAGACGGGCGATAGAAAAGGTGAAGTCAAATTACAGTGGTTCGAAGAAGAACTCGAACTACCCAGACGAGTACGACCATTAAAAGGTACTGAGCTCGCTAAAGAAGGTCTTTACTCTACGGACGAAAAGACCTTACGCTCACTCAAACCTAATGCTGAAGGTCAAAAGATTCTAGATATACTCTTAGCCAGAGCTACTCTAGAGAAACGAAAGTCAACTTACTACATAGGTTTGTGTAAGCTGATTGATGATAACAACTGGAAGAAAGGAGAAATACACGGACAACTAAACCAATGTGTTGCACGAACAGGTAGGTTATCTAGTAGTAGACCTAACCTACAAAACTTTGACGGAGAGATTAAGTCTCTCTTTACTTCAAGATATTAAGGAGACATAGATGGAAACAGTTAAAGACGTAGATCAGAAAATCTACGCAGGAGTTATTGTAATCTTTTGTTTAGGTTTAGCAGCAGTATTAATAGGACCTAATAAAGAAAAACCAATAGAAGATATTATAGCAGAAGAAATTATTATATCTAGTATAGATGAAGTAACTGCTTTAGATATACCAGAATCAGAACCACTACCTGAGATTGTATTCAATGATCCAATCCTACCTAGAGCATTACCTCCATTGGTAGAAGGTGGTGAGGTTTATTTCGAGGAACTATAATGTTACTCCAGGCAGATGCTAAACAATTAGAGTGGGTAGGTGCAGCCTACCTAAGTCAAGACGACCTAGCTATACAAGAAATCTGGGACGGAACTGACATGCACTCTGACAACCAGACTAGGTTTGGATTACCATCTAGGCTTATAGCCAAGACATTCGTATTCAGACTTATCTATGGTGGGTCTGCCTACTCATATGCTAATGATCCTAACTTTAAAGAGATTGGTAATGAATCATATTGGCAAAACATTATAGATCAATTCTACAACAAGTATACTAAATTAAAGGAGTGGCATGATGAAATAGTATTTAGAGCTAAACGAGATAGGAAACTTACTATGCCTACTGGTCGTGTATATTACTACGAACCAGAGGTTACGAGCTATGGGGTTAAATACCCACGAACTAGGATACTTAACTATCCAGTTCAAGGCTTAGGTGCTGACTTAATGTCAATAGCAAGAGTTTCTTTACGTAATAGATTACTCAACAAGGAAGGTGTTAAACTAATTAATACTGTACATGATTCAATTATACTTGACTTTGATTCTAAAGTATGGGATAATAATAGTATAGTTAAAATTGTTGAGAAATGTTTTAACGATGTACCTGATAACTTTGAAAAGTTATTCGGACATAAGTTCAACTTACCCATGAGAGTCGAATGTGAAGTCGGTGAAACATGGGGCAATATGGAGATAGTTAATGTTAATTAATATTATTGATGTAGCACAACCACAAACAAGTACTAACCGTAATGGTAGACAATACCAGTCATTAGAAGTCACATATAAAGATGACCAAGGTAGAGTAAGTAGCAAGAAACTAATGTCATTCTCTAATCCAGATGTGTTTAGAACAGCACAGACTTGGGAGAAAGGTGACTCAGTAAACATTGCTATGGAAAAAGATGATGCTGGATACTGGAACTGGACTGCAGTATTAGCAGATGGAGAGGTGGCGCCTGCGCCTACAAGCCAAAGCGTAGCGGCATCCTCGACATCTGATAGTAAAGCTAAACCAACTAGAGTAACTGGTAGTAACTACGAGACTAAAGAAGAACGTGCCTTACGACAACTAATGATTGTAAGACAAAGCTCCTTATCTAATGCAGTAGCTACACTAACAACACATGGTAAACCTTTATCTAGTGAACAAGTAATGGCACTAGCTACTAAGTATGAAAAGTTTGTCATGGGTACACTTGATGGAGGATGGGTTGAAGGAGGTGCTGATCAATTAGATCAGTTAGCTAACGACATTCCCTTTTAATGGAAGCCTTAATTGACCAAGATTTAGTGTGCTTTCGATGCGCAGCAAGCGCAGAGAATGATGACTTAGGTATAGCTATATACAGAGCTAACGAATTGTTTGATCAGATTATTGAGAAGACAGGAGCTAGTTCTTATAAAGCTTTCTTAACAGGTACTAATAATTTTAGAAAACAAATCTATCCTGAGTACAAAGCTAATCGTACAGCTCCAAAGCCTAAACACCTTGATGATTTAAGAGCATGGAGTGTGTCTGAGCTTAATACAGAAGTAGCAGATGAAGGATTAGAAGCAGATGATATGCTTGGCATCTATCAAACAGATGACACAATCATATGCAGTTTGGATAAAGACTTGTTACAAATACCAGGTCGACACTTCTCTTGGGAGATTAACGGTAAAGGTTGGACAAGACCTGATACTTTTGTTGAGCAAACAGAACTAGAAGGTCTTCGTCTATTTTATGAACAGTGTATCAAAGGAGATAGAAGTGACAATATTAAAGGCATTGAAGGCTTGGGTGAGAAGAAGGCAAGAGTCTTACTGGAACCTGCTCAAACAGAACAAGAAATGTTGCAAATAGTTCTGAATGCCTATGGTAATGAAGAAGAGTTTTTAATGAATGCTAGCTGTCTATGGATTCTTCGTAACGATAGACTGAAATACAAGGAACGATATGCCAGCATTTAAAAGTAAGTTTGAAGCAACTGTGTGGAAAGAGTTGCGCAAACATTACAAGTCATGTCAATACGAACCAGATAAACATGAGTACATACAACCTGTAATACATCGTAAGTATATACCAGATTTTAAAATGGCTCGTAATGTATACATAGAAGCTAAGGGTAAGTTAGACTTAGCAACAAGGCAAAAGATGGTATGGTTTAAAGAATCCAACCCACATATAACCATTATCTTTTTATTTATGAACGCTGACAATAAGATAACTAAACGCAGTAAAACAACCTACGGTGAATGGGCTACTAAGAATGGTTTCTTATGGTTAGATTATAGGAGTGATTGGATAAATGATTATAAAAAACTTAAGAAAAAATGAGGATGGTTCTTATGACTTTGACTTTAGTGTAGACAATTTAGAAGCAGAGTTCTTAATGGATCATGCTATTAAAGATTTAATTAGAGCTGGCATTATTAAAATAAACGAAGGTGATGCTGAGTTTCAATTAGAAGAAGATATAAAACCTGGAGGGACGTTACAATGAAACACTTAGTTATACCAGATTGTCAGGTTAAGCCTGGCGTATCTGTTAAATATTTAGAAAATATAGGTAAGTATATAGCAGAGAAACAACCTGAAGTTATAGTATGTATAGGTGACTTTGCTGATATGCCTAGCTTATCAAGCTATGATGTAGGTAAAAAAGCTTTTGAAGGACGTACATATAAAGCAGACATACGTGCAACACACAAAGGTATGGATGCATTACTAGGACCAGTTCGTAAGCTACAAGCTAGACAAGCTAAACTTAGAAAGAAACAATACAAACCTCGTATGATACTTACATTAGGTAACCATGAGGATAGGATAGATCGAGCTGTAAACAACGATCGTAAATTAGAAGAACTAATTAGTATTAAGGATTTAAATTATGAACAATATGGTTGGGAAGTATATGATTATCTTGACGTGGTTGTGGTTGATGGTATTGCTTACAGTCACTATTTTGCGAGTGGTGTCATGGGCAGACCAGTCACATCTGCTTCTGCTTTACTCAATAGAAAACACATGTCATGTTTCGCAGGACATCAACAAGGACGACAGATTGCATATGCTAGACGTGCAGATGGTAGAGAAATTACAGCTATCATAGCAGGTAGTTGTTATGAACACAATGAAGATTACTTGAACCATCAAGGTAATCAACATTGGAGAGGCTTCTATGTATTACATGAAGTAAAAGACGGAGCATTTGATGAGATGGCAGTCTCATTAAATTACGTAAATAGTAAATATGGGGTTGACAAACGTGCGAAAAAATGATATACTAATACAACAAGCTAGTAAAAAACAAGTTAGTGGTTCTCACTATAAAGACTTTGCAATACAGCCAGTAGAGTTTATTCATGCTAACAACATAGGATACTTAGAAGGTAACGTAATTAAATATGTATGTAGATGGAAGAATAAAAACGGATTAGAAGATTTAGATAAAGCAATACATTATCTAGAATTATTAAAGGAACTATATCATGACACAGTTTGAACAACCTAAATTTAATTCTAAATCTAATACTAAAAAGTATGAAGACAACTATGATAGAATCTTTAAAAAGAAAACGAAAGATACTAAAAAGGTGGAGAAGAAATAATGGCATTAACGTTTTCAGAGCTTATAGAAGAGCTTTACAATGTTGACGAGATAACTCTGTTAGAAGTATTAGGCATTACATCAGAGGATTTAGTTAATAAATTTGTAGATAAGGTCGAGGAGCATCAAGAGGATCTCCGAGAATTAATAGATGATACTAAAGAAGGGTTTGATTTTTATGACTACGACGATAAGGAATGAGTTACCTACTCTATACCAACAAGTAATACACTCATCAAGATACGCAAGATATATACCAGAAAAGAATAGAAGAGAAACATGGGAAGAAACAGTTGACAGACTAGTAACTTACCTAAAAACTAAAACACCTACACTAGAAAAAGACATTGAAGAACTGCGTGAAGCAGTACTTAAACTAGAAGTAATGCCTTCAATGAGACTACTAATGACAGCTGGTGAGGCATGTGAACGAGACAATATAGCAGCATATAACTGTAGTTATTTAGCTGTAAATAATAAACGTGCTTTTAGTGAAGCACTATATATCTTAATGAATGGTACAGGTGTAGGATTCTCTTGTGAACGACAAGATATTAATAAACTACCTAGTGTACCTAATGAAATTATTTTATGTGATGATGTCATAGTCGTAGAAGACAGCAAGTTAGGATGGGCTAAAGCCTTTAAGAAACTCATTTCTCATTTATATGAGGGTGATATACCTAACTTTGATTTTTCTAAGGTAAGACCTGCAGGCTCTAGACTCAAGACCTTTGGAGGAAGAGCAAGTGGACCTGACCCATTGAAAAAACTATTTGATTTTGTAATAGAAACTTTCAAGCAGGCAGAAGGACGTAAGCTATCTTCGATCGAAGTTCATGACATCATGTGTATGATAGGACAGATCGTTGTAGTAGGTGGAGTACGACGATCTGCTCTTATCTCTTTATCTAACTTGACTGATCGCAGAATGCGAGAAGCTAAAATGGGAGCATGGTATAATGACAATCCACACAGAGGTCTTGCAAATAACTCCGTTGCCTACACAGAAACACCTG